GGACCAGGTATCAGAAGAGGGCTTGGTGGCATGTTTAGACCAAGTCAACAAATAGGAGGAGGCCAAACACCACAAATTGTTCAACAAGGGGGCGTTGCTAGATTTTTACCAACATCTTACAGCGGACAAGGTGGTGGTTTTCAGTTTACATCTGGTAGTGGGCAAACTAATCCATATCAAACTTTGTCACAAATGAGTCCAGATCAACAACAAGGTTTTAACGACTTTTTTACAGATAGCCCTGATTTTCCAGGTTTGATGCAAGACCCTCAGGGTAATTTGTACGACCCTAGCACTATGATGAACGAAATGATGTCAGCTTATCAAAGTATACCAAGTGGAATAGGATCATTTTTTAGAAGAGATCCTCGTGATCAAGGACGAACACCCCAAATTATTAAGAGTATAGGTGATGTATTTGGTTTTGGTGGAAGTTCTGGTCCAAGCGTAGGTTTTGGTAGCAGTAAAACACCAGGTGCTATCAAAGGTATAGAAGATAAAATAAAAGGTATTGGTGGCGGCAATACTGGCTTAATGGGACTAGCTGCTCTTTATGGTTTAGCTACTAAAAAAGCCGCAGAAAAAACAGAAGGTGGGTTACGTGACATACGGTTATCTACAAGACCAGATCTTATGCCACAACAAGTATTCCAAGGCTTTGATGCTGGTGTAAGACCAGGTATGCAATTGGGAAACGCAGTATTTGATATAAATAAAAGAAACCGTGAAAACGAATCTTTTGCTTTAAGAGTTTTGGGTACTGAAAATCCAAGTAAAACTATTTTAGGGCTAGATGAAATTGATAAACAAAAATTTGAACACGGTCTAATTATGGGTGGAGAATTTACTGCTTTTGCAAGGGCAGTAAAAGATATAGATTATGAACCATCAAGAAATTTTCAAAATATATTAATTGCACAATCAAAACAAATAGCAGATTTAAATAGAGGTATGGCTGCAGGAGGACCTATGAATCAAGAGCTTGATCTTCGTGTAGGCGGTCCCTCTATTGGTCCTGGTACCGAAACAAGTGACGATATACCAGCTATGTTAAGTGATGGTGAGTTTGTGATGACCGCTGCAGCAAATAAAGGATTAGGCGGTTTTAAAATAGAAAAAAATAAAGATAGTCTAACTATTTTCCCAACAGGAAAACCAGATAGAGAGCAAGGATTTAAAAATAACGATAAAATGATGAAATTCTTTGAAAACTATCAAGATATGATGAGTTAATTATGGGATTATTAAGAAATATAGTTCGTGGTAGAAGAGATTTTGGACCTCCTATGGGTAGACCAAGAATGGTTCCAAATATACCTGCACCAATACCTCCACTTGAGCCATTTGAAAGATTACCTTTTGATGATCCAAGAAATGATTTCATGTCTATACAAAGGATTGAAGATGTTGGTGTTCCAGGCATAACTCCAATAGAACCTGTCATGCCACCTACAATACCTTTACCCATACCTCCAGTACCGTCACCAGTTCAACCTATAGTACCTACAAATGAACCTACTGACCCAGTTAATAGAAGGCAGATTCCCACTCAGGGCATTATAGAAAAAATGCCTGTACCACCTAAACGTGAAGACTTCATGTCTATAGGTGGACCAGGCGGTGGTCTATCAGATTTAAGGCAAGTTACTCAAATTGGACGAGAAATAGGAGTACCAGGCACAGGCACTCCACCACCTCTTCCAGAAGAAAGATATGGAACTGGTAAAATGTTTGACCCTGTAAACTTACCAGAGGGTTATTCTTTTCAAGATACAGGCGGAATTGCAAGAACCGCAGTTATGCCTCCACCTGGCTTTGTCTATGCCTATGGTCCAGATGGCGATAGAATAAGTGTGCCAAGTGGAGAACCAGGAGCAGCAGAACTTAGAAATCAACCACCACTTTCTTCAATATTAGGAGATTTGGGCACTAGACAACCAGAAGTAGGTGATGGCATGACAGAACCAAGTTTAATTGGAGAACCTAATATAACACCTGCTGATTACAGGCCTCAAATTGATCCTGTTTTAGCACAACAAGATACAACGGAGATTTTGTCAGATCCATTACTACGTGCACTTTACTTTGGTACTGCTGATCAACCTGGGTTTATAAATCAATTACAGCAAGCAACCCAAAATGTTATGGGAGCAGAACTACCGTCTACACAATTTGATCAAAGCATGACTCAACAATTTTTTAATCCGTATGAGGATAGAGTTGTGCAACAAACCATACAAGATGTTATGGACTTTGGTGAAAAACAAGATATTGCGGCTAGGGCACGAGATATACAAACAGGCGGTTTATCGGCTTTTGGGTCCAGAGCTAGATTAACTGCTGACGAAAGAAGAGAAGCACTTGGCAGGGGTTTAGCTGAATCTTTAAGCGGTATAAGACAATCAGGTTTTAGCGAAGCACAAAGAACAGCATTAAATCAATTTGGTGATCAATACGCAAGGCAAATGGGACAAATAAATAGACCGATTGATTTATTAACAAATGTTGGCAGATCTTTGCCTGGATACGGAGCACAACAAACTACAATAGAGTCAGATTATAGATTGCCTGTAGATCCAACTGCTGCAGGGCTAGGAGCTGCATTTAATACTTATTCAGCCTTCAAACCAGGACAAACTGCATCAGGATGATGGGGTTAATAACAAACATGAGAAACAAAAATGTCAGCAGGTAACAGACCATCATATTCAACTGGTTATTATCAACCTTTAGAAAAAAGAATGAGTGCAGCGCCACCTAAACTTCCTGGATTTGATGCTGAAACACAAGCTATTATAGATCAAGCGCAAGATGGTAATTATGGAGAAATGATTGAAAACCCATATCTTCTTGATCCAGAAGCAATTGCTGCATTTGTGGAAATGGGTATTGATCCAACTGGAAAAACAGCAGCCGAACTAGAAGCTGAAGTTGATACATTAATTATAAAAGAAGGGGCATTAACGCTTTTTGATCCTAAAGACCCATTAGATTATTTAGCAGGTGGTTTAATGTTAAGTGGTGCTGGCCTAAAAGCTGGTGCTGCATTAAAGACTGTGCGTACAACTAAAAAAGTTTTTGATTCATCTAAAAAAATTTCAAAGTATCAAAAACTAAAAAACCTTTTAAATCCGTTTTACAAAAAACCAATAGAACGAGGACCGACCGTTACTCCATTACAAGGTGGTGCACCTTACACGCAAATTAAAATACCTAAAATTCCAGGCGTAGATCCAGGTAAAGCATTAATGTATGGAGGTGCAGGAGTTCAATATATTGATGAAACTTTGGCATCAAATCAATTAGCAGAAGATGCAGCAAATATACAAAAGGATATTGATAAGCTCAAAGTAGGAGAGGTAATAGAAGCTAACAAAGCAATTGCAGAAGTTAAAAAAAATCTTGAAGAACAAAAAGAAAATAAAGCAGAAGCAGACACAGATACGCCTGCAGAAGCAGACACAGGCACGACTGCAGGCGCAGAAACGGTTAAAGATAAAAGACCAAGCATTTCAGATATTTTTGGTACACCACAGTTTGATAGATTTATACGTAACGTAGGTTCTGCATTAGTCAAAACAGGACAGGTTGGGGCAGGTCTTGCTCAAGGTGCTGCTGCAGCGGCAGAGGAAAGGGCTGCAGAAGAGTTAGCTTTAAAACTTAAACTTATAGAGGCTGCTGGAAAAACACAAGGAATAACACCAAACAAATTATCTGAATTGCGTTTAGAATATCAAAAATCAGCTGGAAATTATGAAAAAGGAGTTAATACTCAAAATTTACTATTTCAAGTTTTAGACATAGTTGATCAAGCAAAAGTTACAGGGTTAGCAGGCTTAGCTGATCAGATTAAATTCAGGTTTGGAGCAGCAATAAATCTTTCTGGTGAAGAAACACCAGTTATTGCAGCAGCAAATATATTAGAAGAAGTAGCAAGGTCCTCACCAGGGGATTTCTTAGGCCAAACAGGTAGGCTTTCTGATCAAGATATTTTAATGGCACAAGAATTATTAGCTGCTTTGAAAGGTCCAAAAGGTCTATTTAAAACTGATGAAGAAATAGAGAAAATTTTAAGAAGAAGATTAGTGGATATTGGTACCGAGCAAAGAACCAGATTAAATAGTTTAAGAGAATTAGATTTTCAAATAAGAAGAGCTGGTGATATTCCACCAACCATTATTACAGACTTTTCAAGTGGTAGTGGTGTCACACCTGAATCAACAAACCAAGACGAAATTAATATTAAATTACAACCCGAAGAAGATGTTACTGTAACTACTGATGAAAATAAAAAATATTCATTTGGTAGTGGTGGGGTCTACGTACCACAATCAGGGTAATATATATGCCGTTATACAAAGTAGAAATAGCTCCAGGTGTTTTTGAAAGAGTTGAAGCTGCAAACCCTAGTGATGCAAGAAAGTTAGTAAAAGCACAAATCATGAAGGGTACTTTGAACCCAGTTATAAACGATTTATTTTTTGATTATGAAACAGGTGTAGATGATTTACAAATAAGACGTTTACTATCAAGAGCAGAAACTTACGAGGAAAAAGAATCAGTACTAAGAAACTATGTTGGATCGTCTGGGTTTACTAGAAATTCAAATGGGCAACTTGCTTTAACGCCTACTGGACTAAGAGCTAGAGGAAAGCCAGTTCAAACAAAAACACTTAATGACGGTACCGTATTAGAATTAAACACAATTATAGACTCTAACAAATTTGAAGGAAGAGCAGATATTGCTGACTTTGCAGGGATAGCAGGACCCATAATAGGAAGTGTATATGGTGTTTTGCCGCAAAGCAGACTGTACAAGGGTATTAAATCCTTAGCGGGCGGCACTGCTTTTAGACAAAGGGTTCTAGGATCTGGTATTGGAGGAGCAGGCGGTAAAGGTATAGAAGAAGTTGCAGATGCAGTTCAAGGTTTTCAGCTACAAGATAAAGAGGATTTAGCTAAATTACTAGGATACGAATTGGCTTTAGGAGGTGGTGGACAATTTTTAGGCGAAGGCACTGCTGCCATATATAGAATGTATTTTGGTGCAAAAGCCCCAATATCTACAAAAAGACTAGCAAATCAAGCTGCAAAAGGTAGAGATGTAATAGATATTAAAAAATTAGATGTATCTTTAGGCAAAGAAGCAACCGAAGCAGAAATAAAAAAAGCTGTAGCAGACGGTAAAGTTAAATTGCTTGATGCTAAATACGCAATAGCTTTACAAGGATTAGATGTTAATTTAGGTGCAAAGACACAACAAATAGCAGAGGCGGTGCTTAAATCAGCAAGAGAAAAAGGCAACATACCCTACCTTAAAGAATTATTTGACAACTTAACAGATTCTTTTAGAAAAAGAGGAGCGACTCTTAATGCTTACGTAGATGATGTTACTTCAGAAAATATTGGTCAGACCGTAAATCAAACAAAAAGAAATTTAGAAATGGCTACTAATGAAGCAGCAAAGGTAACGAAAAATACTGTTGAAGATTTAGCTGATAGCTTTATAGCTACTGCTAAGTATAGAGATGCTCCTGGTATGCGAGAATACGGAGAACAAGTTTTAGATTTACTAGGTAATGCTAAAGGTGAAGTTAATGAACAAGTTGGAAAAATGTATGATGCAGTAGATAATGCATTTTCTAGTGTGGCAAAATATGATGGCAACGTACCAGTAAATGCAAGCGCAAAGGCTATCGATAACGTAATTGAACATTATAGAAATAAAGGTCTACAGGAAATAAAATTTTTTAAATCAAGAAATAATATTTCTGACAAAACATTAGAAAGTTTACAAGAGCCAAATTTAGATATTAATATTAGGAATATATTAGAGGCAGAAAAAGAATTTGCTAAACTAGGCCAGACTTTACCACGTTTTGATTTACAGTTTCCAGATATTGAGGTACAACCTTTTGGTAAATTATCTAGAATTGTAGAAACTAAAAGAAAATTAAATACTTCTATACAAAGCTCAAAAGCAACAAAAGAAAGAGATTTATTTTTTACTTTAACAAGGTTGCTTGATGATGCTGACTTACATAGATTAAAAGGTCCAAATTCCCTTAAAGAAAATCCAGATAATGCTGACAGTATTTTAACTGTATTGGGACTAAAAGGTAATGAAGTTATCAAATTAGAAAACGCAAAAGGCAAAATGATTTTTGATACTATGTCGTTTGATGAAATTGCTAAAGTAAACGAAAGTATTGATTTATTAAGAGCAGCTGATAAATTAAATGCTGAACTAAATCAACCTTTTATCAATTCTACAATAAACAATATAACAGAAAGCGCTAGGGTTACTGGGGCTTTTGATCCTGATGAAGTATACGATAAACTAATATTTAAAGGTTCACTCAGACAGTTAGATGACTTTTTCAAAGCGGTTGACGATTACGATAAATATTTAATTAATGCTGATAAAGCTGATCTTGCAACAAATTTAAACAGAGTTAAAACACAAACTGCACAAAAATTATTTTCTGATGCTTTTGAAAAAAGTATTGATCCTGTAACAGATACTTTAAATTATACTGCGTTTGCAAAAGAAATTCAGAAGTTTGAATCAGTACAACCAGGAAAAATAAATTCTTTGTTTAAAGCTGCTGATGGGACATCAAGCGGTCCAACGATACTACAAACTATAAATCAATTAATAAAAGTAGCTCCTAAACTTAAGTCTGCGGACGTAGAAGACTTAGTAAAAGTATTTAGAGGACAGGACGGATTAGGCACAACACCAAAAGGTAGAGCTTTTATAAGTGCGCTAGAAGCACAAGCCAAAGCATCAGCTAGAGAAGCTGATTTATTAGCTAACCGTAATCTATCAGAACTGCCAAATAGAAGTCCTAGTGAGATTGTAGAAACAGTATTTAGACCAAAAAATAGTGAAAATATTTTAAAATTAAAAAAAATGCTAGAAGGAACAGATGATTTTGCAAAAGTTCAGGAAGCTAGCCTTGGACAACTCCTAGAAGATGCTATTGATTACAACGTCAAAGGTGGTAACGTAACAGATATTTTCAAAGCAAAAAACTTAAATACAGCCTTAGATAAATATAGTGATGAAACATTAGAAGCTATGTTTGGTAAAGAGTTTGCAAAGGACCTTAAACATTTTGCTGATACAATTGATGTATTAACAAAAGGAGAAATAGGAAGAGGTAATTTTCCTGGTGGTTTGGTAGCTGCAGGTATGGCAGCAGGTATTGTTTTTGCTCCACTCGCATCTTTAGGGACAATAGCAGGCTTACAATTTGCTAAAAGTATGCTGGGTAGCAAAGCTTTTATAAAGTTTGCATCTAAAACTGATAAAGGATCAGTAGCAAAAGCATTAGAGGTATTAAGAAGAACAGCAATACAATTTGGCTATAGATATGTTAATGGTGAATTAGTAAGAACGGGTGATATTGCATCTGAAATTATTGACGAAAACGTACCAGATTTGAGTGTAGAAGATATTTTAGGACAAACTCCACAAACCACAGCACCACAAGTTAATATAAGTTTGCCACAAGTTGCACCTGTGCAAATTTCTGATCCATTGAGACAAGAATTCCAAGACAGAATAGAGTTTGCTGAACGTTTATTTAGAAGACCTGTTATATAAGTCCTATTTCATCCCTATCAAAACCTAACGGCACATCTGATAAACATGTTAAATGTTCTTTTGGTATGTGTATGTAGGGTTCGTTGTCCTCATCATAATTAGGTGTTGGATTGATATTCATACGTATATCGTAAACATGATCAGGCATCCATTCATGCATCCAAATACCGTCTGTCATACCGTAAACTGTTATAAAAGGATGCCCAGTTGACTGACTAAACGAGGCACCTTTGCGTAGTTTGTTTGCAGATAGGATAAACGTATCGTACTTATCACTAGCAAAACTACGGCACTTGATCTCACACCAATACCATTTATCGGCTGATTCTATCCAATAATCTATACCGTAACTAACTGGTAGTTTATGACAGCTTACTTGCCATAGGCCCTCTAAAAAGCCTGCTACTCTATCTTCTCTTTTTTTATCTTGTATTGTTTCAAAACTTGGTGTTTTTAACATAATTACCTCCTATTCTTCAAAGAATGTAGGATCTACAGCAACAAACCTTTTGGTTGGCCTGCCCTTGCCCCCTACTTTAATATCTATTTCCTGGATCTCTCCAGCATTTTTAAGTCTTTCTATAATCTCTTTAACTTCATGCGACTTCATGCTTCTAAATAGTTCATGACGGTCAACTTCTCTTTTAGATATGCCCTCGCTTTCCCTAGACCTGATATAAGACAATACTTGCTTAATCTTAGCTTCGGTTGCAGAACTTGCTACTTTGTCTCTACAGGCTTCTATAAAGAGCATATCGTAGTATCTAACGTAATCTATTGCCCATTTAGTGACATCTGCTGTAATCGTTGTAGTTTGGGCATTTGATGCTAAAGCACATATTAGGGCTAATCGCATAGCTTTTTCCTTAGAACGGCTTAGAAGCGGCTCTAGGCCATCTCTTTCTAATATATCTTGTCTTTGTACTATTTCGCTTGCAAACTCTTGTAATAACTGCTCTGAATCATGATCAAAGGCTAATACCTCTTGCGGTATATTGTATTCAGAATTATTTACCATGGGAGCCGATAACCCACCTCTATCTCTTCTAATATAATTAACCCAGTTGACTAACGTTAATGGTGGGCTTTTAATTTTTTTAAGATTAGATACACGTCTTGGTTCTTTAGATTCTATAACCATAAACCTATTTAAGAAACCGTCTGCAATACGACCAGAGTTTAGTGCTTTGTAAAAGTTTTTGGGTACAGATAAACCAACCATAGTTATGGCAGGCTTATGAGTCACACGGTTCATAATCTTTTCTTTGATGTCTTCTACTTGTATGCCCATTAAAGAATAATTATCTGGTCTTAATGTACCGTGGCATCTACCCCAAGCTTCCATAAGTGTTTGTATGCCGTCTTCTTTGTTAGTATTACCAGCTTGGCTTATACTTTCTAATCTTTTACCAAACTCGTCCATAATAGTTATGTGTGTTGGCCTCATCTTTAATACTGAATGAACTGCACCACTAGAGGTATAACCGTCTCCTACTATTAATTTATCGTGCTCAGAAGCGTTTAAAACTGCTTCAACAAAGGTTTTTATGTTTTCCTTACCCTGTCCTGACTTAGCAATACACATGAAATACATACTAGAAAAGTTATTCATGTCGGTTTTAAATATCCTGCCACAAACAACACTAGCAAGTGATAAAGCGGCTACCAAAGATAATTCTGGTTGTGATACTTGTGCTATCTCCTCTGCATACTCATACATATCTTTTAGCAGTCCAGGTGGATTAAATAAATCTTCAGGCGGTCTAATATCTTCTTTAGTTTGCACAAACAGAGGAGCTATCTGATTTTTTCTATCGTGTGTTTTTTTTACATTATCTACAACTGAATCTATTTCTTGTTGTGGTAAAGGTGGTTTATTATCCCTATTCCAATTGTGTAAAAATATTCTTACGAAGTCTAGGTTAAGGTTTTTAGATATTAAATACCCTGCTATACGTGCTGCGTTATCGTTTCTTGATCCCTCATTAACACCGTGTAAAGAAAAAGGAGCTGTTTTTTTTGCGGTATCGTGCTTTGGTACTCCAGTTATTTTCTCAAACTCTTTTGGAGTAAAGTCTGGTAAATCTTTATGGTCAAAAATATCCCAACCTGGAAGAGGTATTGGCTTATACATTTGACCGTTTGCATGACGGTTAAATGGAGCAATTATGAGTCCGCCAACACCCCTTAAATCTATCAACCTTTCAACAGGCGTATCGTTTGTTCTTCTTGTCGCAAAAGTGGTGTAATTTTCAGGATTATTGTAATAATAATGCATACCTTTACCAGTCCTAACTTTGTATGGACAGGTAGGTAAATTTTCCTCTACCCAAGTCATAGCTTCTGGAGAGTCTGCGTCTACAACAATAAATTTACCACAAACTAAAGCTACAACTAAGTTATCGCGATCAGAAAACCACTCCTCAACGGTGGTTCTACAAGGCCTTTCGTTTTTGTATTGCTCCCAACCTTTTAAAAAGGACGGAGGTTTTTTGTTAGATCTTTGTAGAGGTACAACATTGTATCCCTCATCATAATAAGCTAGTGCAATATCTAACGCTGCCTCTCCCTCAGACAGATTAAAATTAAACATGTTTTAATCTTCTGCAATTAATTCATCTAGTGAGCCGTATATTGACTCCCAATCTAGCCTGCCGCTAGTTAATTTAATTATACGTTTGGCTTGTTTTACAGACGGTTGCCTATGTCCATACCTCCAAGCCTCTACTGTATGTTCTGAAACGTTCCAGTCCTTTGCTGCTTTTTCTTTGCCTAAAAATTGTATATACATAGGTAAAGTAATTCTTTCTACTTTTCTATCTTTATATTTTGGTGTGATCCCCATACTCTCTAACCTCCTTAGCTTTTCTCGAGATATTGAATTTTGTCTGTGGTAATAATTTGCGATCCATTGTAGATTTTCTATTTCCTCCATTTTACTCTCCTGATAAATTAATTTTACACATTGTAATCTTTTAGTGTATAATTAGCAAATCAATTATTTATTTACGGAGGAACCATATTATGAATAATGATTTATCAAGCAGGATTGTAACGCCTGAAAAGTTAGTCCAGGATCAAGGAGCAAAAGTTCTTGTGTATGGAATGGCTGGAGCAGGTAAAACATCTCTTGCTAAAACTGCACCAGGCAAGGTGTTAGTAATTAGTGCTGAAGCAGGATTGTTATCTATTAAAGATGCAACTAATGTAGATGCTATAGAAGTGAAAGAAGCTTCTGAACTTATGCAACTTCATGAGTTGCTAAATACTGGACAACTTCAATACGATACGGTTTGTCTTGACTCTATATCAGAGATTAGCGAGCTGTTATTGCAACAGGAAAAAGCCAGACACAAAGATCCTCGTAAAGCATATGGGGAGGTTCAAGAATCTGTAACAAATGTCATGCGTGCTTTTCGTGATTTACACATGCACGTTATGTTTATTTGTAAAGAAGAAAAAATAAATAGTGACGGTATCTTTATGCACGAACCTAAAATGGTTGGCACAAAGTTAGGTCAGTCAATTACTTATTTTTTTGATGAAGTCTTAGCTCTTAGAGTTATTGACGATACAGACGCGGAGGGTAATGCAGTTCAAGCCAGATGGTTGCAAACCAGAGTTGGTCAAGGCTATGTTGCCAAGGATAGGAGTGGTAAGTTAGAAGCTTTTGAAGTTCCAGATCTTACTGCATTAATACAAAAGCTAGGCTTTACGGCTGTAGCAAACAACACAGATAATGTGAAGGAGATAACAAATGTCTGACTTTGATGACATTACGTATGTTGAGGTGGAGGACAAACCTGCGGGGCCTGGAGTGGCTCCGTCTGGCGACCACCCTGCAAAGATTATCCAAGCTGAGAAGTATAAATCTCAAAAGGGTAATTGGACTTTAAAAATGACTTTCCAGATAGCTGGGGGTAATTATAGAGATCACAACGAGTGGTTTAACTTGTGGGATCCTAGAGAAGAAATCAAACAAATATCAACAGATATATTTACTAGACTTAGTAAAGCTGTTGGTTTTGTAAAACAACCACCTAGTTCTGCTCAGGACTATGTAGGCAAAGAGCTTACACTCACTCTAAAGGAAGTTGAAAACAACTGGACTGATGATGAGGGAAATGAGAGAACTGGTAGTAAAAATAAAGTTTTACGCTATTTACCTGCGGATACTGGTGGTATGTCGCCACCCCCTGCGGCAGTTCCACCCGATCTGGGATAAAACTAAGGGGCGTTAAGCCCCTTTTTTATTGTCTTTTTCTCTTTCTTTTTTCTCTACAAGCAAACAAAACAGCTCATCTCTTTTTTCTTTTAACACCATTTCAATATACTTAATATGCTTTTTAAGATTTATTATGTCTTTTTCTATACTCATTTATTTAAAAATATTTGATATGAAGCTAACAATATAATGCCAACTAAAATATAAAAACTTAGATCCATTATCTATTCTCCATTTTATTTCTTAGCCTAGTTAAATACCATATTGCTTTATCTAAGTCCTGGATATTATTACCCTTATGATCTTCACGCCAAATGTATTTAAACGCTGCTGCTTTACAGTAACCTTTAAACTCTTCAAAGGTTAAGGCTGATTCAATTGCGTCAATACACTCTACAGAGCCTTGTTTAGAATAATGTATGGGGTGGTTCACGTTGTCAGTCATTTTGTTTCTCCTTCAATTCTTTAAAACATTCTGTAAACAAAGAACGTAATGCGATACTCGTTTTATTATCCTTGAAGTGACTATAAGTAATTGGTTTTAAACCATTTTCTAAAAGTTCCGCAATTTTTAGTATATATCTTTCTTTTGTCCATTCGTAAGCATTTTTTTCTGCTTGTTCAAAAGCATCAATACATATCTCTTTTAATTTAGCTTTGTTCATTTTGTTTCTCCTTATTTCTTATAACACTCTTTACAAATATCTAGCCGTGTGACTTTATATGCTTTTTGTTTTGTAGGAAAGTAATCTCTAGGGTAGCTGTTATTACAACTAAGACATTTTTTTACAGATCTTTCTTCCCACACGTTTTTAAGTTTAGTTATGTTTTTTGTCTTTTTTTTGTTAAATATTCTGTCCCAACCCTTGATCCATTCATCATGATTGTTAGGCCTAGGTTTACTACCTTTACTCAAACTCGTATCCCAACATAACCTCAACTATGCTTGGAGTATTATAGATTGTAGGTCTTTCCCCGTCCCTAACAGCCTTATAATCTCCAAGCGTTTCTTCTAGTTGATCCCAACCCCTGTCCATATCCTCATCATGCATTTTGAATATTTTTGTTGCGTAGGGTTTTTTAGTTTCTTGTGCAACAAACAAGAAGTCTTCTACTTTGAAGCCTGCCCTTTCATAACCTCTCCTGTAAAAAGCAGCTTGTAAATCGTATTGATAACGCCTGATAGAGCGAGTAAATCCAGATACGGAGCAATCACTCGTAGTTTTATAATCAATAACTACAATAGACTCATCTGAATAGGGTTGTACTACTGGGTGTCTGATTACATCAGATCTTAGCTTGAGGAGTACATCTTGCTCCCACCAGTACAAAGCGTTTTCATAAGGCTTAGTAAAAACACCAGGATACTCGCCCTGATCAACGTTAAGGAACTTCTTTGCTTCTTCAATCAGATTATCTTTCATGCGAAACAAGGTGTCCCTTTTGTCTTGTGTGATCACTAACATACCTCTATCTTCGTAATCACGTTTTAGTTGTTTGTTTGCATTTGTGTATGGAGATCCAGATATAACTGCAACCTCGTTATTAAATGCGTTCTCGCCCTCTACTATCAAAGAGTGGGCAGCAGAACCGAACTGCATAGCAGGTGTCGGCTCTACTACCTCTTGCATAGCATGTAGCTGCGATTGTCTAAACCTCCTTAAGGTAGATGAAGACACGCCAGGCGATTGATGATAATATGCATTATCCATATCAGGAAAATATATAGTATCTCCAATAGCTACATGCTGATGACTTTTTAGTGAATCTGGTAGTGGTGGGTTATCTATCATGATACGTCCTTAATTGTTTCTACTTTTTTAATTAAAACATCAAGTTCATCAGATACTTCTCCAAGTGTTTTTCTTAACTGAAAGATAGTGTAGTTTAAAGCATCTTGTTTTTGTTGTTGTTGAATGTTGTCTACTTGTGCATCTATAAGTGCAAAAGCAATACTGTTTTTATCTAATGACATATTTACCTCCGTCAAAATATTTACTAAGTATAAACAAAGACTAGACATTTTACAATACAAATAGTAAAATTAATTTATTACAAATAAACAGAGGTAATTATGAGTAAGTCAGGAACACTATATATGATGATGCGATTATCGTATGAACAAGCGATTGATGATTATAACAACAATAAAACAAACTCCTTGTTAGATGCTTATAAAAAGTACTATCAAATTAATGTAGGTATGACACCAACAGATCCACAAGGAGATCTAATTAACTTTTATGATGAAGATAATAGCCAGGAGTGTCTTATATGATTGAGGCACTACAATTCTTTTTTTGGTTCTTTGTAGCTATTATTGGAATACCCGCCTTGTTTATTGTTTTATTTGATAGACCATATTAATTAAGTTTTGTATGCAAAAACTTTCCGTATAGTGAGCATACATAGTAGTAAGCTGAAAACAAATGTAAAGCGAAACTTACTACAGGGCAACAGGAATACCCTCTATTATTCATAGTGTTTTTGTTGCCCACCTTTTAACCCACCAAACCCAATACTTTACAAATTGTAAAGAATGTGTTATAATAGAATTCTAGCCTAGAGCTAGTTTGTTCTTAAAAATAAAAATATGGAGTACAAACATGAAGATTTTAATCGCATGTGAGTTCTCAGGGATTGTAAGAAATGCTTTCTTAGAAAAAGGGCATGATGCCTGGTCTTGTGACATTCTTCCAAGTGATGACGGATCTAATAGACATATTCAAGATGATGTTAGAAATGTTTTAGAAATGGAAAATTGGGACATGATGATGGTAGCACACCCACCCTGTACCAGACTTTGTAATTCTGGAGTTAGGTGGCTTAAAAAACCACCTCCTGGAAAAACAGTCAGAGAAATGGTTAGGGATTTAAGAGAGGGTACAAACTTATTTCAAGACCTTTGGAATAGTAACATACCCAAAATTGCAGTTGAAAATCCAATCATGCACAAGTATGCAAAGAAAAGGATAAAAAACTACAAGCATTACGATCAAAAGATTCAACCCTGGCAATTTGGAAATGATCCAGAGGGTCAGGATAATGTTTCTAAAGCAACCTGTTTATGGTTAAAGAATTTACCAATTTTAGAGCCTACAGGTACTTTAGACGGATCTACAGCCAGAAATGACATTCATAATTGTCCCCCTGGCCCAGATCGTTGGAAAATTAGAAGCACTTTCTTCCCAGGTATTGCCAAAGCTATGGCAGAACAGTGGGGATAACAAACCTTGAGAACAAAGAAAGGGAGTGTAAAAGCTCCCTTTTTTATTATTGTCAATTATTGTCATGACATATATGACGTCCTCAAAGCCTTTGTTTATAAGGGTTTCAGGATTATTTCATTTTTGTCATTATTGTCATAGGCAATAAAGAAATCTATCTATATTTTTTAAAATAATTCTTGACAAACAATAGATCTATAAACTATCCTCTTAAAACATATTAGGGTAATGTGGGGGTAGGTAGTATTAAAATAAGCATAACACCCTAATTTGCTTAATATGGGATTCAAGAAACATAAACTAGAATACGAACCTATCATTTCCGATCAAGAGGAAGTACCACCTGAATTTGCCAACCTAGATAATAAACTTACCAGAAGACAAAGAAACTTCGTATGGATAGCTGTAAACAATCCAAGACTATCTTTAATAGAGTGTGCTAGTAAAGCTGGTTATAAAGATCCTCGCCAAGCGGCAGTTAATGTGTTTAAGAATGAACTTGTAAGAAAAGAGTTTAATTTTTTATCTAATGAAGTTAAAAAGAAGTATGAACTTAATTATGATAGGGCAGTCCAGGATTTATATGATATTAGGGACAAGGCTTTAGCGGCAGGGTCTTTTAATGCGGCAATATCGGCACAAAACTCTTTATTAAGGGTTGGTGGCCTTATAGTAGATAGAAAAGAGGTTATGTTCGGTAAAATAGATCAAATGAGTAGAAAAGAAGTAGAACAGCGTTTAGCACAGCTTATGGGTAATATTATTGAGATTGGTGTTGAAACTAAGAAAGAAGATCCAAAGATAATTGAAGAAGTAGAGGATGATTTATCTTCTCATGCTGTTAAACCAAGCACTAATAAGAATGTAGATGATAACAACGAAGCCAATCCAGTTTAAAATAGTCCACCCCTCAAACATTACAAGGCACTCCAATCAATTATTTCGGAGAGGAGTGTTATGAAGTAATATTTGTGAAAAGAGTGCCTAGCTTTCATCTTATGTTCTTTATGGTAATTGTGCAACATATTTAGTTACTCCTTTCCACCTTAGTTTATTAGTTTCATACCAAAAAGCTTTATCATATACGGTTGACTTAGGCTTATAGACTAAGAAACCAAACTTAGAGTGTGGATCTAAATTTGGATCTGTATGTGCTGATACTTCATTCCAGGACACTAGTTTTATACGGTATTGAGGTTTAGTTGTTAACATCTTCCTGTTTTATCTCCTCTAAATCTTTATGATCTAGTAATTCTGTTATTAAATTATGTGGAAAGTCGTGCTTAGTAGTAAACAGCTTTACACTTCCGTCTTTATTAGTAAGTTCATTTCCATTCTCATCTAGTTTATAGAATTGAATATCCCATAAACCTATATCTAATTTATTGTTATTGGCCATTAGACACCTCCTCTCCCCAATTATCTTTAAGCTTATGTTTTTCTGCATAATCTGAAAGTGCTTCTTCAATTTGTCGAACAGTAAACTCAATATATCCATACTGAAATAAATCGCAGTATTCTTCAGTTTCTTTTTTTATTTTTTCTATATCGGTTAGTTCTGATAATGTAGAAATCCTACCATTTGCTTTATAATATTCTGCTTCAGTTTCATAACCACTTGACCACGCAGATTGTTCTTGCAAACATTCTCCTAACTCTTTTAAAGTTTTAAATAAGGCATAACTACCTATTTCTCTATCAATTCTTAATACTAATTTACTCATCTGACACCCCCTCTAAAAAAAATTCAGCAACTATATCTTTAAAACCATTACATTTACCAGATGAATCATAATCAACCTCCCATATTTCAAGTTTATCTCCCTCATCTGTTATGCGTATTTCAAACTCTTTATCGTTATATACAAAATGTTTAGCTTCACTAGGTTTGATTTTAAATACATTACTCATCATTCACCTCCTCTAAAATTTCCCAATATCCACCATAAGAATAAACTTGACCATTTACTTCAACCTCATAGGGATAGAATCCAAAATGTTTGAAATGGTCATCAACATACTCTTTAATCATTTGTTTAATTGTCATCTGACACCTCACAAAATTATAAAAGATATTATTACAAGCACTAAAGCGATAGGTTTTAGCACATACCAATTTATTCTAAACATAAAACTTTGTTCTGCTTGTCTATTAAAATCTTGTTTAAATATTTCTAATTCTTTTTTTATATTCATAAGACCTCCATGTCTATATAAACTATATAATGCCCGTGCTATTTAGAATTTGTCAAGTCTTTTTTTAAAATAATTACTATTTATTTTTAAAGCCTTGTAAGACTGTTAGATATTAAATAAGGGTAACATAAGGGTAAGTAATTAAATTGTTCTTGTAGGCTCTTAGAATTAGTTTAAGAATAAAAAAAGCCCGAGATTAATCGGGCTATAAAACTATTGAAGTTTTTAGGGGGTATTAGTTCATAATTTTTTTATAGATTAAAGGATATTTAATTTCTAAAGTATTCCATTGTTTAGTAGTCAACATTATTTTCATATTTAATATATCCATTAATAAAATTTTAATAGCTTTTAATAAGTTCATCTATGCCCCCTCTTTATTTATACTATAACTACCAACTGTATTTCCATTTATGTCAATACACTTTCCAGAATCTCTATATTCAAATTTTGGCATTATCTCTTTTAGTATTCTTTCAACTTCTGAATAATCAAAGGTTGGATTTTCTGAATCTTCGTCATGATTCCAAAAAGCTGAATTATCTGTTTCTATGTTTATATTAATTTTCATCTATGCCACCTCCTTGATTTCTTTTTCTAGTAATAAAATCATATAAGCCATGAAGTTCCAGTAGTTCTCACATATTCTATCTTCTTGAACACTTGTTAAGTTATCATCTACTGAACCCATGTTTTTTGCTAGTTCTATAATATCGCAATATGAATAAGGAATATGAATAGCTATACCGCTTAACCATTCCGCAATGACATTTTGTTTAGTATCGTTTCTAGTTCTTCCAACTTTCCAACCATATTCTGAATTAAATCTATCAAATAGATATTTAATCTTTTCTTCTCTTGATAAGTTTTTACCAATCAAATCATCTTCATCACTTATGCAATCAAGAATATAATTTTTATAGTTCTCTTGATATTTTGTGTAATGTAATTTACTCATAATTTTTTCTCCATGTTTAAATTATAGTTAGTTTCTACCACCAAAAGCCCCAATTAAGGAGCTTGTTAAGGTGGTTAGGGTTATCATTCAAGCCATAAAACATTTACATCTTGATTTATTTTATTTTCTTTGTTAAAACTTTTTGAGAAAATATTTCCTATCTCATCAACTCTAAAACCTTTGTTATTAAAGATTATATCATCAACATATATAAAAATCTTATCATCAAAGTTTGTTATTGTGATTTCTTTTTTATCATCTAATGATATTGTTATGGTGTCGCAATCGCCACCTTGTTTTAATTCAACTATGTTTATTTTTCTTTCCATGTTTAGCCCCCTTTGGCTTGTTGTTTATATAGTATTATAATTACATAAGTTTATATAAATTACAAGAACTATTTTTACTATTTTCTCTGGTTATAATGTATTATAAAGGCTGTGAAGTTTACAAAGTATGACACTTGTATGACACTTTTACTGTAAAAAAGTCGCCCTTTAAAACTTCAAAGACTCCATTAACTAGATAAATTTTATAATCTTTGAGTGGCTTTCCTTAGATTTTGAAGTCTATCAAGTCTGTAAAGTTATCCACAGGTTATCCCCACACTTCAAAGACTTGTTAATAACTTGTGTATAAACTGTTGATACTTGGTAGCTTTCAAAGTCTATGGGGTGGGCAGGAGCTACACGGGGGGTAGGGGTATATATATGTAATGGTCATACAAAATTCTAGAAAAACCACATTAACCAGTTAGGGCTATCTAGTTTACGACCCGGCTATATAAACTTCAAAACTTTTCAGGACTGAATAGACTTAATATAGGTAGTTAATA